ATTTATCTTGGATATGTAATGAAATGTCTGAATAATATTTAACATCTATACCATTTTTATTTAAAATTTTAAGTAAATTATTTCTAAAATTTTTAGAAGCACATACTATATTAGTATGTATTTTATGTTTAATAGGGTTGAATGAAAAACTGCCGTCTCCGTCAAAATATCCTCTAATAAAATGATGAATAAAATCTTCATTAATATTTGGTAAATCTATTGTAAATGTTTTTCTTGAATGAAATCCTTGAGATTTAATAGATTTAACAAGATTAGTTGAATACATCGCAAGTGAAGACATGTGTGAAATTGAAATACCTCCCTTATATTTTACTTGATTAAACCCATCAATAATTTTATGGTTAGACCCTATTGTATCTCTAAACAATTCTAAATGATGTTTATCTTTAATTGATAATTTCATCTCGAGCGAATTACCTGATTTTCTTTCCCTGATATACCCATCGGCATATAAAAATCCTAACCAATAAGCCTTTTCCTCACTATCAATAATATCAAAATAACTGTCATTGACTGAATATCTACGATTAGTTAGTTTAATACCACTTGACTTAATAATCCTACTGATTGGGGACACAGACACTTTAAAATATTCCGCAACTTTATGAATATTTTTTAGTTTATTATATTGATTAATAACGTCTTTTTCATTTAATAATAACTTCTCCATACTAATAAATATCTGTTAGTTAGGGGAAGTCATCACAATTCCCATTAAATATTTTTCCTGTTTCTAACATTTTATTATTTTATTATTTATTCACATAAACCCTAACTCTAATCTTGCAACTTCTGACATCATATCTTGTTCATAAGGTGGTTCAAATGTTAATTCAACTGTAACTTCTTCTACACCTTCTACTTTTCTTATTGCTTTTTCTATATCCACAGGAATGCTTTCCGCAGATGGACAATTTGGAGAAGTCAAAGTCATTAGGATATAGACGTTGTTAACAGGGAATATTTTCACTTCGTAGATTAAACCTAATTCATATACATCAACAGGTATCTCAGGGTCATAAATTGTTTTTATAGCAGTAATAACTTTTTCTTTAAGTTCTCTTTCCGTTATATGTTTGTCCGAATTTTGTTTTAATTGTTCTCTAATTTTGGTTGCAGATATTTCACTTACTTCTTGGGGCGGTATGTGTTCAATAATATCATACCCAACTCCTCTACCAAAATTAACCGATTCAATATCAGGTATTACCATTACCTTAACTCTGAGTTCCATTATCAAATCAATAAGTTGTCCATTAAGACTATTCTCAACTTCTTTAGCAGTAAAGGGATTATTCTCATCAGGTTCAATATCTCTAATACAAATAAGAACATTCTTACCTTCATTTAACATTTTGTCAAGAACCCATCTGTGACCAGCGTGAAAAGGTTGAAATCTTCCCACAAACATGGAATATTGTTTTCCTCCCGTATTTTTTAGTTTGGGGTCACCTTCAACATGTATTTTTTTCATTTAATTTAATATTTTTCGAGCACATTCATTAACCGTCATATTATCAGTACAAATATACAAATAATTTTCCTTTGGAGCTTGATAATCCTCAACAAAGAATTGTTCTCTACCTCTAACTTCATTTGTATGAATATAAATTTCTTTCAAATCATCACCCATCTTTTCTTTGAAGTTATCTCTTTGGTCTTTATAAGGAGATACTAAAGATACCACAACATCTTTTCCTTGAGTATTCAAATATTTTGCAATTTGTTGGGCAACCTCAATGTTTTTACGTCTACCTTGTTCAGAGTAATCTTTATTATCAAATAAATTTCTGATGTCATCACCATCTATGTTGAACCAATTGGAGTATAGTCCAACTCTTCCTATCCTGCATAGTTCTTTTGCAATTGTTGTTTTACCCGAACCAGGTTGTCCTGTTAACCAATAAATCATTTTTCTAAGTTTTTAATTTTCCTATCCAAATAGAACGCAGCTTTTTTTAAATCTTCAAGTTCTTTATCAGGGTGTTTTTTACCCGCTCTTGCAACATACTTTACTACATTAAACAAATAGGCATCTTTGTCTAATCCCCATTCCTCACATACCTTTATGACTTCATATGGATTTTGTTCTCCACCATAGTGTGTAGGCTTTATCCAATCTTTTTCCTCACCCATTTTTAATTAGTTTTGTTCTTTCCTCTTCTTATTTTTTTAACTTCATCACCTTCAACAGCAACTGTAACAACTTTTTCAGTTTTTTTTCTACTAACTTCTTTCCACTCAGATTTTGGAATAAACTTCCATTCTCCTGTTTTGACTCTTACGTCTGCGTCTTTATCTGCTACTCTTTGAATAGTTCCTAACTTAACCGTTTTGGTTTCTTTGATTGACTTAATACACTTCATAGTTTTTTTTTCTCCGTGATTTGTTTATCGTTTATTATTGTTAAAATTTCTTTGTCTGACTTTCCATCAATATGTAAATCATGAACCATAGAACTTTCAAGGTCCTCGAACATAAGGGCATATCCTTTTCTATAATACAATTCTAACCCATTGGTTGACAATGAGTTTAATGTTGACTTAAAATTGATGTATTGTTTATTGAGACCCACAACTCAAATATAGGTGAATTAAGATTCAGAGTCAAAGTCTTTTGTTTTTTCAAAATTAATAATTTGAAAAATGTATGACATAATTTTTCTTTTCATGATTGGAACGATTGTTTGTTCCATAGGAAAATTTTGATTACTACATTTCATTTCAAAAACAGGAAGGTCTTTGTAGTAATTAGTATTATTTAATTTTGAATGTTTTTCAATAATTGATGTTAAAGTAACATCTTCAATTGTATCTTCGTATATCTTTGTTAAGTAAGTTTTGTTGTTACTTGGTTCATTTTTTACATTTCGTATTTGATATTCCCACACAAAAAGTTTTTCAGTTTTCTTTTCATAATAAAAAATGTATCCAGAGCCAGATATTAATGCTCCTTTGTTTTTTTTGATATTAATTTCTATACTATCGAAGGCAATATTCCAAATAGTTTTGAATGTATTAAAAACATCATACAATTTACCATTAGAATAATTAATAGTTTTTTCTAGTTCATCTTTATCTTCTATAGATAAATTAGGTAATTTTTTTGGATATAAATCCTTAACTAAAATTTCGTCGTCACAAAATTCAAATTTTTTGTCCGTTAATAATAAAATATTTTCTTTAACTAAAGATTGAATGTTTGCTAAATGTAATGATATCTCAACAAAATCTGGATATAATTCAAAATTGTCATAGTTCTTCTCACACTTCTGAAGATAATCCAAAAGTGTGTATTTGTTGTATTCAAAATCTAAGGGCTCTTTCAACATCCACTCAGGATTCAACTTGAAAGATAGTTTCTTTTTTCTTGCCATAACTAATAATAGTTAGAGGTTATTATTAATCAATTCTCATTACGTAAAATAACTCACCTTCTACATATTCTTCTTCTGCACCTCCATCGTAACTATTAAGTGTTGGCCCGTATCCATCCGAATCAATGATTCCCAAAATTAGTTTATCATTATCTATGTAACTATTTGTTTCAAGTCCAAACATATCCATATAAAACTCATAATCATTTTCAGCATTTCTCTTTAACTCCAAATATTTTTCATCATATAATTCAGTAGGGTAATCACCTTGTGGGTCGTCTTTAATAAATTGAATTTCTTCTATAATATCACTTATCATTCCTTCAAACTCTTTTATTTTTGAAGTAATGGTTGGGTCATTATTTCCTTGACTTTGTTCAGATAATTTTTTTATAATATTTTTTATAGAATTAATTCTTTGTTCCATAATTTCAATATTTTCATTTTGTTGTGGAGATAACATTTTTTGGTCATCCTCAAAATAACTTTCAGGACTATCATGTAAATCATTATATAGATAATCAGTAATATCATCAACAACACTTTCAACATCTATATAATCTCTAATAAAATTTTTGTTAAATCCTTCAACACCAATATCATCTATTAAATCTTCAAGATTTTTCTTTGAACTTTCCATCATTTCATCGTCAGTTCCAGCGGTGTATCTATTACCTTCTAAACCAACATCAATAACTTTAAATTTTGTTAGGTCATAATATTCTCCATCAGGAATTATATTATAAACATCAATCTTATTATTTAATTCTTTTAATTCATCTTCAAGTTCCCCAATTTTAATAACCAAATCTTCTCTTCCTTCACCTTCTCTTTCATATTCGGCATTTGTAGATTCTAGTTCACCCTTCAATCTGTTTAGTTCAGCAAAATCTTCTTGAGTTTTTCCCTCTATTTCTCCAGTCTCAATTAAAAACTTAAGTACTGCATGTGCTCTCAAACCAACTTCAGGAGTGTTAGGTCCTAAAACCCATTCGTTGTCTAATCTTCTTCCATCTGCAGCATCTCTTTCTGCTTGTAATTCTCTTTGTATTAATATTCTTTCTTGTCTACGTTTTTCTTTTTCCGCCTCCTCTTTGTTTTGGAATATTTTAACTTGTTCTTCAAATTCAGTATTGATATAGTCGTCAATTGATTGAAGTATTGTATTCAATTTATTTGTATTGAATATCCATCCCCCTTTGATAATTTCATCTATAGAGTCATAGTAAGTTTTGTCCCCATCAAATTTCTTAAGGAGAGCAACTTTGTATAACTTATTATTAGTTGGAAGTGTTTTGTCTATAATATAGAATAACTTTCCATCAATATTATATTTGTTGAATTGACTATCGGTATCTGAAGCGGTACACCACTTTGTACCTTTACCGTAATAACATGATGATTTATATGTTAGTGGATTAACAACAAAGAATCGTTCATCTTCATAAACAACATTCCCACCTTCAACTTTCCTTACAGTTCTTCTTTGTTTATTACTATATTCACTTATGGCATTTAATAATTGTCCAATATTTTTATATTGATATAAGTCAGTCATCGGAAGGTTACTATAAATCTTATCAAATATTTTTATTGCCTCATTAACTTTAGCGAAGTTTTCATCAAAATTAATTGAGTCCAACACCTTTCCAGCCCATTCCAAATATTTTGGTGAGATTTCTTTCGTAATCTTATCCACATTCTCGGCTCCTAATTTTTGTGTATACTTTGTCTTAAAATCAGATAATCGGCTTTCTTGTAATATATTTGAAAATTCCATGTAACTTTTATTTGATAAATATTCTTTTAAGTGTATATTTCGTTAAAAATAGTATTTATTATTAAGAAACAAAGATGATTGACTCTGGAATTTATAAAATAACTAATATATTAACCAATAAAGTTTACGTTGGTAGTAGTACAAATATAACTAACAGAGAATATAAACATTTTTGGATGTTAAAAAAAGGTATTCATGATAATGAATATTTACAAAAATCTTTTAATAAACATGGAGATATTTTTTTTAATTTTGAAGTAATTGAATATTGTAACTATCATGAATTAATTGAAAAAGAAAATTATTACATAACATCCTATAATTCTAATAATTCAAATTATGGCTATAATTTAGCGTCTGTGAATGAATTTAGAAGAAACACTTATAATAGTGAGGTTAAAATTAAATTATCTAAATATAATTTAAATAAAAATGGTAATATTAATAAATTTGTATTAACTAATATTTTAACTGACGAAAGTTTTATGTTTGATAATTTGGTTGATGGTGCTAATTATTTAATACAAAATGGATATACAAAAGGAAGCCCAAGAAATGTTAGACAAAAACTTTCAAGTTCATTACGAATGAAAAAAATAAATAACGGTAGTAACGGGTCTATACGAAAAACTTGTTACAAACACACATTCAAAACAATAAACTAACCTAAAATTTAAAAACTATGGCATGCGGCTGCAAAAATAATGGAAATCAAGCTCAACCTTCAGTTCAACAAGTCCAAGCTCAACCACAACAGACAACTGAAAGTGTTAAGTCAGCTATTAAAAAGACTATTGAGAAGTATTACAATGTAAATAAGACTTCCAACTAAACCTTATTTTGTTACAAATTATTAAAAGGAACATGAAAATTGTTCCTTTTTTTGTATTTATATGTTATGAATGTTCAAGAAATAATAGACGGCCTTAACGAGGGCGACCATAATTTTTTAAAATACTTTGACAATGACTACCAACTTTTATTTAAGTTTTTAGAAAAAAGAGGTGCATTGAAGTTCTTGGACCCAAACAACTATGAATATCAAAATCCTTTATTAATTTATTTACAAAAAGAAGATAAAGAAAAATTTGCAAAATGGATTACTCACTACCTTGATGACGTAGTATATGAAAATGGTAAGTATTATTTAATAGTAAATAATAAATCCGAATTAGTTCATTTGTTTTGTGAAACAAGAAATAGTTTACCAACAGAAACTGTTGAAGCACTATTAAGTGGTGAAGGTGATAATGATTTTTGGGGAGATTATTATACCGAAAGTCTTTATAGAGATATTGTTTTGGAATTAACAAAATCAAATTTATTACGACTTAAAGAATATATTATTGATACATTAAAAAACGTTCAACTATCAACTAATACTATTTTGCTTGAGGATATTGCGAGAGAACAAGGTCATCCTGAATACGTTACCGTAGATTCCGAAAGTATTGACTATATTGTTGATGATAAAGATACAATGAATCATTTGTTAGAAAATGAATTAAATGACACATTAACACCAGAATTAGGTAATATTCATAATGCGGCATACAACATGGCATATGAAGATGATTTATACGAAGGAGTTTGGGATAAATTAAACGAATATTTTTTTGGTCAGGGTGAGTGGATTTCAAGACCTCACAAATACGGAAAAAATATAGAAGTACAATTTTTTAAAATTGAAATTGCAAATTTTGAATATGAAATTTTACAATTCCTAAAAGATGACATGTATAATTTAGATTATTACGGTGAATATATTAAACTTCTCAGAAGTCAAATGGATGAATGTTTGAAAGTTTATCCGCCTGATTATCCAAGTGCTAGAAAAGTTGACAAACTAATCAACGAATTATTTTCAGAATACATATAAAAAAAGGGACTTTAAATTAGTCCCTTTTCTTTTGCTCTATTTTCTAAACTTTCCAATCTTTGTTCTTTTAAATCTAATAAGATTGATTGTTCTTTGATTGCCTCAATACATAATGTAACAATATCACTATACTTGACTTTCAAAATCTCAGTATCAGTTTCATTACCATAAACAACTTCAGGTATAACTTCTCTAAGTTCTTGGGCAATAAAACCTATATTATCTTTTTGTAATTGAGATACATCAACCAAATGATTTTTTTTCCAAAAGAACCTAACACCTCTCAATTTAGTTAATAGATTAATTGAGTTTGTCATCGGAGTTATATTCTCTTTAAATCTTATATCTGAAGGACCAGTACCTCCTTGAGCTCCTTGTGCCCCTTGAAAACCAGTAGGACCTTGTGGTCCTTGAGGACCTTGAGCACCTTGTGGTCCTGTAAAACCTTGTGGACCTTGGGGACCTGTTGTACCTTGTCCACCTTGAGCTCCTTGACCTCCTGTTCCACCTGGCCCTCCTTGAGCTCCTTGACCTCCTTGAGGTCCTGAGGGTCCTTGAGAACCTTGAGCTCCTACAGCACCTGCTGGTCCTTGAGGACCTGTTGCACCTTGAGGTGATGGCCCTGTTGGACCTTGGGCTCCTGTTGCACCTTGAGGACCTTGTCCTCCTTGAGGCCCTTGAAATCCTTGAGCTCCTTGACCACCTGTTCCACCCGTAGTTCCTTTAGTACCTTGAGCGCCTTGTCCTCCTTGAAGACCTTGTCCTCCTGTTGGCCCTGTAGTTCCTTTAGGCCCTTGAGCACCTTGGTTTCCTGTTGCTCCTTGTCCTCCTGATGGCCCTGTATCACCTTGTGCCCCTTGATTACCTGAAAAACCTTGTAAACCTTGTCCTCCTTGTGTTCCTTGCACTCCTTGAGCACCTTGTACACCTTTAGCACCTTGTGCTCCTTGACCTCCTTGAGTGCCTTGATTACCGTTTAATCCTTGTGTGCCTTGTACTCCTTGTGCTCCTTGTCCTCCTTGAACACCTTGTGCTCCTGTTGAACCTATATTTCCTTGAGTTCCTTGTGCTCCCTGTCCACCCGCAGGACCTGTTGTTCCTGTATTCCCTTGTGCACCTTGTCCTCCTTGAATACCTTGGGCACCTTGTGACCCTGTAACTCCTTGGGCACCTTGAGCCCCTGCGGCACCTGCGGAACCTTGAACTCCTTGAAAACCTTGAGCACCTTGAGCCCCTGTGGCACCTTGTCCTCCTTTTGGTCCTTGTGCACCTTGTCCTCCTTGTCCTCCTTGGGCTCCTTGTCCTCCTTGAATACCTTGAGCACCTTGTGAACCTTGAACTCCTTGAGCTCCTTGGGCACCTAAAACTCCTTGTACTCCTTGCGCACCCGCAGTTCCTTGAGCCCCTTGAGGTTGTCTTGTTCCTGCCCATCCTGAAGCTGCGGTAATTAAGTCTCCAGCATTACTAGCAATTGAAGTTAAAATATTAATAGAACTATTAGTTGCTCGGAGATTAGGATAACTTGTATCTATAGATAAATAAATCGCGCTTGCATACTTAAAATTAAGTGTACCTGTTTCAATGACAGTAGTAATTATTCTACTACTAACATCATAAAAATCAATTTTACCTAAACCAGGAGTTATTATAATATTCTCAGCCACCTATTACTTCTTTTAGTTTGTTTATTCTTTTATATATTGAATCAATTCTTCTCTGTTGTTCTTGAACACTACCAACACCTAAACTAACCATCCAACCATAATTTACAGATTTAAATCCATCCATATCTGTTGATACTATTTCAGGAATAATTTTTTCAACTTGTTGAGCAATTACACCAATTGCATCTCCTTTAAACGCATGTTTAGCGACAATTGATTTATTATTCTTAATTTTAGGATGTTCAGGATTCCATGTGAACCTAACACCTTCAATTTTTTTAGTGGTTGATAATACGTTTTCAAGTTTGGTAATATTATCTTTAAGTCTTCTATCTGATGGCGCTCCTTGAGCACCTGTGGCTCCTTGTGCCCCTTGTACACCTGGGCCTCCTGCTGGACCTTGGTCTCCTCCTGGTCCTTGAGCTCCTGTTGCCCCACCACCACCTTGTGGACCTGGAAAACCTTGAGCCCCTGAATCACCTGGAGGTCCTGGAGGTCCTGGTGCTCCTTGTGCTGCCGCTCCTTGATTTCCTTGAGGTCCAGGTGCTCCTTGAGCTCCTTGAGTTGTATTGGCAGTACCTTGAGGTCCTTGTGCACCTGTAGCACCTTGTCCACCCGCAGTACCTTGTGCTCCTTGTGGCCCAGTTAAACCTTGTGGCCCTTGATTTCCTATATTACCTTGCGCTCCTTGGGAGCCACCTTGTGCTCCTTGAGCACCTGCAGCCCCTTGTGCTCCTTGCGGTCCTTGTGCCCCTTGAGCGGCTCCTTGTGCACCTTGAGAACCTGCGGCTCCTTGTGCTCCTTGTGGTCCTTGTGCCCCTTGAGCAACACCTTGAGCCCCTTGATTTCCAATTGCTCCTTGGAAACCTGTGGGACCTTGAGCCCCTTGTATACTACCTTGAGCACCTGTTGGTCCAAAGAATCCTGTATCACCTTGAGCACCTTGAGCACCTTGAGAGGCTCCTTGAGCTCCTTGTCCACCTTGGGCTCCTTGAGCACCTGTTGCACCTTGAGCCCCCGTATTAGCACCTTGAGCACCTTGAGCCCCTTGAGGTGATGCTCCTTGAGCCCCTTGGGCTCCTGTATTAACACCTTGAGCACCTTGTCCACCTTGAGTACCTTGGGCACCTATTGAACCTGTAGGTCCTTGAATTAAACTAATATCTCCTTGGGAACCTTGTGCTCCTGTATTACCTTGTCCTCCTTGGGCTCCTTGAGCAAGCCCTTGGGCACCTTGAGCACCCGCCACCGTACTTTGAGCCCCTTGTGAACCTTGTGAACCTTGTACTCCTTGAGCTCCTTGTGAACCTCCTTGAGCACCTTGTGAACCTGTTGGTCCTACAACGATGCTATCGTCTCCTTGGTTACCTTGGGCACCTTGTGCACCTTGTCCTCCTTGAGCTCCTGTATTAACACCCTGTGCACCTTGAGCACCTTGAAACCCTTTAATTCCAGTGGTTGGTCCAACCCACGTTCCTGTTGAATCAACATATGTTGTACCAGTAATAGCAAGACCTCCTGTAGCTGTTGCCCCTGAACTAAAAACTCCAGCACTACCAATTGTTAAAGAACCTGTAGAAGTTGTAGATGATAATGATAATATGGAATTATTATTAACATTAAATTGCAACTTATTTGTTCCGTCATCAAACAATAAATGAGGAAGTGTACTCCCTGTATTACCCCGAGGAAATATTATTACATTTGCCATTAATTCAATTTAGATTCTATAAAATCAAGTTCTTTATCAATATCTTCAATAAATACTTGTTGTTCTTTTATGGCTTCGACCAATACAGCATTAAGTTTAATATAATCAATAAAATAATAACCTTCAGTATTGATACCAACAACTTCAGGATAGTATTGTCTAACATTTTGAGCAATTAATCCGATAGCGTGTAGTCTACCATCTTTTTTCATTTCTTCGTAAGGTACTGAACCAACATTTTCATTCCAATCATATTCAACCGAATCTATTTTCATTAAGTTTTCTAATGAATTAGTTAAAGTTTCAATACCTTGTTTAGTTCTATTGTCAGAAAAACAAGAACTGTAAATACTGAGGTAACCAGCACTATCAAATTGTCCATAATCATCGCCATAAGTACAACTCGCATATTGATATGCATAATTCCAACAACAAGTATTATTCGTCTGACAATAAGCTTCTGATGAATAAAAATATTTTGACCCACAACCACTTGACTGAGCCCATCCACTACCAAAAGAGGGAAAACTTCCACATAAACTAGATGGTTGTGCACCATAGATAAATCCAATATTATAACAAGTAACCGCCTCAGGTCCTGTAGCTCCTTGAGGACCGTATGCACCTTGAGGGCCTTGTGGACCTACAACACCTTGTGGACCTGTATTACCTGTGGCTCCTTGTGGCCCTTGACCTCCTTGAGGACCTGTTGGACCTGGAGCGCCTGTTCCACCTGTTGGACCTTGCGGCCCTGCTCCACCTGTTGGTCCTGATGGTCCTGCTGGCCCTTGAGGACCTAAATTTCCTGTTGGCCCTCTTGTACCTTGAGGTCCTGCGGCTCCTTGAGCACCTGTTGGCCCAGTTGTACCTATTGCACCTGAACCACCTTGTGAACCAGTTGGCCCTTGAGGTCCTTGTAACCCTACATTGCCTTGTGCACCTGTATTGCCTGTTGGCCCTGTGGTACCTGTTGCTCCCGTAGCACCTGTCGCGCCTTGAGCACCTGTATTACCTGTTGGTCCTGTGGTACCTGTCGCACCTGCATTACCTGTTGCGCCTTGAGCACCTGTATTACCTGTTGGCCCTATTGTTCCTTTGTTACCTTGAGCACCTTGAGCACCTATTGGCCCCGAAAATCCTGTTGGACCAGAAGGACCTGTAGCACCTGGATTACCTGAGTTACCTTGAGCTCCCGTATTACCCGTTGGCCCTGTAAAACCCGTATCACCTTTAATTCCTGTACTTCCTTGAGCACCTGTATTACCTTGGGCACCTTGAGTACCTTGGGCACCAGGGTTACCTGTATTGCCCTGAGCACCTGTATTTCCTGTCGGTCCTATATTTCCTTGTGAACCTTGAACACCCTGAGCCCCTTGTGGGCCTTTATTACCCATAGCGCCAGCAAGACCTTGGGCACCTTGAAATCCTATTGCCCCTTGAGCTCCTGTATTTCCTGTGTTCCCTTGAGGACCAATATTTCCTTGAGCACCTGTAATACCTGTTGGTCCAGCATTTCCTGCAGGCCCACCGTTTCCTTGCGCCCCTTGAACACCTTGAGGTCCTTTATTACCCATGTTTCCAGCACCTCCTTGATATCCTGTTGAGCCTATATCTCCTGATGAACCTTTGGCTCCTATAGCACCTTGAGCTCCTGCCAAGTTAGTTGTAGGCCCTACCCAATCTAATGTACCATTGAAAACTTGAACTCCAGGAGAACCAACCGCAAAATAATTTCCAATATGAAGTTTGTCAAATGTGACTCTTGAAAGTCCAGGATTGACCGTTAGAATAGACGATGAAGTATTTGCACTTATATTAAATATTGGACTTGAATCTCCCGACTGAACATTCCATTTTAACGGTAAATCCGTAGCAGGGTCATTAATAAAATTAATGAAAGGTATTCTATCTGGAGTTACAAAAAGACTATTGCTCGGTACTATTAATATATTCTTACCCATGTAAAATATTTCGGTTATTTTATAAATACAACGAAGGTTCTTTATTTTGTTTGTTTATAACATAAAATTTACTATATTTGCGTCAAGAATAAACATTAATAAATAAATCTATGATTTTAAAAAACCCAGGTAGTAAAATTTTCCTAACTAACTTACTTGCAGATTTTATATTGTTTAAAATCCCAAAAAATGAACATTCAATAATCAGAGTAATTGACTGTGGAAACTTTTATTTAATTAAAGCAAAAACAACTCATAAAGAACCATTAGAAATTTCAGAACTAATTACAGAATTTTCTGAAAAGTTTTCAGAATTTCTTGGAGATAAAAAAATTACTAGCACAATTGATTTGATTGAATATAATGGTCATATGTTGGAACAATCATCATTAAAAATGACCCTATATAATACGGTTAATTGTTCGTACCATGAAAGCCAAATAATTCAATTTGAGAAAGAACCATCATCTTACAATTATAATGGTGAAGTTGTTGAAATGGATGATAATGAATTAGCACATATCTCTGAATTTCCTCACGGTTATTCATTAAGCCAAGGTCGTTTACTTTACTATTACGGAAAGAATTTACGTTATAATGATAACTCAGTGGACCCGATAACATATGATGTGTCGAAGGACAAAAATAATATGTCTGAACTAAAAACTGAAATGGAAAAGTTAGATTGGTTTGTTGAATTAACCAACCCACTTGAAGAATTTGAAGTATTAAAACAAAAAAGGGAATCTATATGATTCCCATTTTTTTTCTGTGTATGTCTATAATTTGAACTGCTTCAGTTAGTTCATCATAATTTGTTTCAGGTGCATATAAGAATGACTTATAGTTATCACCGTCCCCTTCAATAATTAACAAAGATGGGACCATATCATTTTTAGTTATCTCAACAAACAAATCATATTCTTCTTTGTTTTCGTCAATATCTCTGTCAAAGAATTCAATACCTTCTTTTTGTAATAACTCTTTGAATTCTACACAGAAGGGACAACCTTGCATTGTATAGACAATCACATTTAAATTTTTCATATTATTTAAACTAATAACTTTAAATTTTTCATATTATTTAAACTAATAACTTAAGAACTTCAGCTGGCATCATAACACCTGGCTTAGAGAATGTTTCTTTCCCCTCCTTGTAAATTTTTATTGTTGGTACACTTCTAACCCCTAATTCTCTACTAAATCCAAGGTCTGAATCCACATCAAACTTATAGATATTATAACTTGGCGAACCATTAGATTCTTTTATTAAAGATGTATTCACCTCTTCTAAGTTACGTAACATAACTTTACATGGCCCGCACCATATTGCAAATAAGTCTAATACAAAGTTTTCACCTTGTTCAATTTTTCCTTTAATTTCTTCTGCTGTTAGTTGTTGCATTTTTGAATTGTTTTAATAATTGTGTTATAAAGATAATAAGTTCGTTGTGTTGTTCTTGTTTGTAATAAATGTCAGCATCAATCTCGTCCCCTCTAAATGATAAATATAAGTAAAATCCTTGCATTGTCTTATAAAGTTTTTCTTTAAAAATAAATTTTCCACTATCAGTGTCAATGTCCGATTTACTATAAAGTATGGTAACTTTTTTGTTAATAAAGTCATCAAACTCTTTAGGTAAACTATACAATTTTGACAATGATAATACTTTATCATTCTTTTCAATATCTTTGAGCCACTTTGGTTTTTTCATTTTAATTTATTATCTGTACTAAATAATAAGATTTGTTTACCCATTTTAAATAGAATATAAAAAAAAATGGAGGACTATGTCCTCCATGATTAGTTTAAATATGTTTTTCCAACTTTGGTGTCCACTATTGAGTTCTTCATCTGTGCTTCGTAAATCTTTGATTTCTCATTCAACAAATCACTCATGGTCATCTTTGGAGGTTCAAGTTGGGTTTGATTTAACTCAACACAAATTAAAATAATCTGTTTTTGAGTTAATGGTATCTCTTCACCTTTCTCATAATTCTCAAAAGCCTGTTCTTTCATTTTCAGATAGAACTCATTCTCTTTATCTTTGGGAACTAAGTTTAATAGGTCTTTTGGATTGTCCCTAAAAAATTTAGTTATATTATTCATGTATATTTCAACATCAACACTCATAATATAAATGTTTAAAGTTTAATTATTCACCACCTTCTAAATCCCACATTCCGTTACCAAAGTCAGTTCCTTTGTCTTTGATAGACTGAGGTACTTCAACATTTGGACTTCCTTTTAAATTCAAGAAGTACAAGTTTGGTAAGTCAGCAATACAATCAGGGATTGTAGTCAACTTAGGGTTATTAATTAACGCTAAGAATCTTAACTTAGGTAATGTACAAATTGAATCAGGAATACTCTCAATACAGTTGTCAAGTAAAATCATGTTCAAATCTTTGAAACGACCAATCTCTTCAGGGATAGTAATAGTTAAATCTTTTTGGTCTCTGTTTTGAATTTGGAACTCCTTCAATGTATCAGGTAAGTTTCCAATTAAATCATCTAAACCATATAACGCAATGAACTTACCAATCGCTCCGTGAGAGAAACTATCAATTACTAACTTCTCACCACCAACTGTTAAACCTTTCGCAAACTCAGGTTTGAAGAAATCTTTCAATTCATTCATTGGCCCGTTCAATAAAGCAACCAAGTCTTGTTGACGGTCATCCTTATCCATAAATTGGTTGGATGGGAAGTGAAATTGGTATCTGTTAATAGGTAATCCCGTTTTTGGCGCAATGTTAGAATCATTCGGATTGAAGATTACATATAAAGGACCGTCCTTGATATATCTTTCAAAGTAAGATAATCCAGGTGCAGATGTACACCATCTTGTCTCTTGGTTATGACCACCGTAGAAACATGCCGCCTCTTTACCAATTTGACCTTTATCACTAATTTCAATTACTCTCAAATTCTTACCATCATAAACAATTTTAGAACCAGGGTAAACCTCAGCAGTTTTTCTTTCTGCCTTAGTTGTAGATGCTAGTGTTAAGTCAAAGTCTTTAACTGCATTATATAATTCATCTGCAGTTATTTTATTAATATCTCTTTGGTTTTCAGGAAGTCTTCCTTTGAACCTTTCGAATTTCTTAAGGTCATCAGTTATTTTGTATAAGTCCTCCATGAAAGTTTCTTTCACAGCTTGAACTTCTTTTTCGTAACCATTGTCACCAAATTGTCTTTCTGTCTTAGGACTTAAGTAATTTTTGATTAACCATTGAACATATTTACCAGCCTTAACTTTTTCAAGTTCTTTAGAATTTGCGGTATCAATATCAATATTGTTTAATCTTGTTGTAGGGTCAGCCTTAACCAATTCAATAAATTCTTTCTTTGTCATTTTAGGCTTACTCTTATTACCCTGTTTGTCAACTGATGGTTTTGTTAAAGCGTCAAATAACAATTCAAATCTTGACTGTTCTAGGATAACCGATTTTAATAAGGACGTAAATTTCATTTCCGTGTTTTTTATTTAATAAATATAATGCCGATACAAAAATAACTAATAATTTAGAATTAACAGCTCTTTTCCCATATTTTGTTTTTTACCTTTTTTTGCTGCCGCAGCTTTAGCAAATTCTTTTTCCTCCCATCTAAATCTATTTTTTGGAAACCATTCGTGTAATAAATCAAAATCATAATATGATAAACTAAATTTACCTTCAACATTATTTAATACTTCAGCCAATCTTTGATGGTCACTACTATCAAAGTCATGGTTGTTATAGTAGTTTTCAGTCTTCCAATAGGGTGGGTCCAAATAAATGTAAGTAGATGGAGAATCATACTTCTCAATTACTTCTTGAAAATCCATATTTTCAACATCAGTAATCTTTAAAAAATGTTCAACCCAATCAGGTTTACTCAACTTGTCTCTGAATGAAAGATACTTACATCTGTACTTACCCTTTAAATCAATGAAGTTAGATGTCTCAGGTTTACTACCACTAAAAACTTGAGTTAAAACATAAGCGTATTTTGCTGCCATCTCATAATTGAATGGTTGAACAATTACATTCTCTGAGAATACCTCAGCTTGATATTGTTTGAATTTTTCACGAAATTCATCAGGTGTATTACTTACCCCTAATTGTTGAACAGGAATCTCGTCCATAACTCGTTGTAACTCACTTGGATTCTGAGCACATTGAAATAGATTATAGTTTAATGAATTAAAGTCGTTGTATACAACTTTCTTAAGATTTGAGTATTGACCCAAATTCATGTTAAAGAAACACCAAAACATTCCACCGAATGTTTCCACATATGTTTCCATGTTGTTCGGGTAATATGGAACTATCCACTTACCGATTTTTGATTTACCCCCTATATAACTTAGCATAGTTCAAATATAGTAAAAAAAAACCAAAAGGCAAATTACTTATAACAATTTTTATAAGGTCTACACGAAGCTTTCTGTGTGAACCCCATATCTTTGCATGAAGTTGATTTGCAATATGATTTACTATACTTGCGAGGTTTCTTATATTTTCCTTGTTCTTTCTCATCAAGATATTGATAAAGAACTCTCTTAATAATTTGTTCTAATAACATACTTATAAATATGGCAGAATCTACTTGTAAATCGTGTAAACAAAAAGGACCAGGTCCAATTCAAATTGGGTCTATAGCATTAGGGTTTTATGTCCTATCAACATCTATCTATGGTTCAGTTAAATTGTTTCAATTAATTATTAGTTTGATTAACTAAGCCTTTCAAACTTAACGTTTAACTTCACATACATATCCCCATTGTTATAACCTTTGTTTTTTAATCTCAAAGGTCTTGAGGTATCAAATATTTTTGGTGCATTAATACTTAATTCTCCATTAGGGTGAGGTATTACATATTTTTCTTGTTTGAGTTGCTCCAAATCCAAATATAAATTATAGATTAAGTCATCGTTCATTTTTTCAAATCCGTCTTTGTTTACCAATTCAATTTGAACTACTAAATCTCCATATTCACCATTTCTAAAATCACCTAAGTTTTCCAGTTTCAAGAATTGTCCGTTGTCAACAGCAACTGGAAGTTTAACCTTAACTTCATGAGTTACAGGTTTAACTCCTCTACCATCACACTTGAAACATCTATGAACTAATGTATAACCCCTACCACCACATGAGGGGCAAGCAACTCTCATTTGTTGAACCATAAATCCAGTACCAAACGATTTGATTTGGAATCCAACACCATTACAAGTATTACAACTTTGTTGTTCACCACCTTTGCCAGCACAAGTATCACAATGATTATCTTTTAGATATTGAATTTTTTTTTCAACACCTATATAAGATTCAAAAGGGGAGACCTGAACTTTGATAATTTTATCTGGTGCCGATTTTCTTTTTGGTTGTTGTCTTTGTTGATTGTTGAACATTTGGCTGAACATATCCGCAAATGGAGAATCTGCAAATGGATTGTTCTTTGAATTAAGATACTTTTCTTTTTTTTCCTTATTACTCAATACGTCATACGCCTCTGCAATTTCCTTAAATTTCTCAGTGCCTTCAGGATTTACATCGGGATGATATTTCTTAGATAAGGCACGATAACTTTTTTTTATTTGGTCATCAGTCGCATTCTCTTCAATTTCTAAAATTTTGTGATAATCTTTCATATATGGAAAACTACTTGGTAGTATTGTTTAAGAATAAAAAAAGAAAAAGAATTATAAAGAAATTTGTAACTTTATCTAAAGCGAAATCTTTTTACAATAAGAAACTTAAAGAATCCAGTGAAGTTATTTTTAACGTTCTTGTTGAGAGTGGCAAAAAATGTACGCTTGAGCTGGGTATAGTAGAATTGAGTTCTAATCAACTAATACCTATCTATATGACAGATGACATTGGTAGAAGTGTCAGGGTTAAACTAGAGGACGAAGGAATGACTTTATTTGAAATATCTCCATACAAAAAAGAAGAAACAATTTATGACCTACAGAAAAATAAAAAGATTACTAGCCAAGAATTAATTAAAAATTATTTAAAAGGTGATGGATTGAAAATGATGTCAGTATTAAATAATAAAGTTATTTTGCAAGAAGATGAATCATTTAAATTATTTTCTTTAAAAAATGAAATTGAATGTGCTCGTTTTATAGATTCAATATCCTCATACTTCTTTAAAATAAAAAGAGGAGATTGTCTTTTTATCAAAGACTACTCCTCAGCCCAAAGAAAATACTTATACACTTTGTTAGAATCTAACGGTGTTGATAAGAAAATATTGTATAGAAAATTTACGACATATCCTCAAGGTCATTCAAAATAAAATGAAACTCGGTTCCTGATATATCAATTGAAAATTGTTTGTGGTGTCTATCAATTTCTCTGAAATGATTAAGGACACTATTATATTCACCTTTAGGTAATTCAAAAATAATTGTTCCCTTACCACTAAACATAGTTTGAACTGATTCTGCAATTAATGCCAATTTTTCTATTTCCCCAAAAGTATCACTTTTATTTTCTGCCATATTGTTAGTTTTTTAGGTTTGGGAAATAAGTCCTCTTTAGTTATTTTTTTTATTTCGTTAACAATTTTTTCTTTGTTTCTGTCCAATTCCCGTTGGTCTTTCAACTTTTCGCTATTGAACCAATTCAGTAGTTGTTGGCCCCTGTCCGTCTTGCTCATCTTCTATTTCGTCATCAATTAAATCTTCGTTTATATCCAATTCAGGACTAATCTCCGCACTTTCAAAATCAAAGTATAAACTTTGTAGTTTATCTAAATCTGTTTTTTCAAAAGTCTGTTTAAGTTGTTCAACAGTTTGTTTAAACAATCTTTCCTTTAACTCTTTTTCTTTATTCAATTTAATAATTTTACCAATCTTAACCAAGATTGTTGAAATTTCTTTTTCATTTATCTGCGAAACAAATGAAATACCTTTTAAATTTTGATTGTCTGTTTCAAATCCAACGACTTGTCCTTCCTCAACAATACTTTTTGGTAAAGACCATTTTGTTGGGAATTTCATATCAAAACTTAAATATGTCTCCAATCTTCTAATTGAATGGATATAATCAATAAATGGCACTAATTCTTTATAAAAACTCATTTTTGTAATAGATAGGTTATAATATAACTAATTGATATTCCTAAAAATATAAGTTCTCTGTTACTGTAAAACAAAGGTTTTGGTTCTTTTTGTAACAGAGCACTTATAAATTTTGTGACATTTTTCAATGACACCAATATTGAAAATATAAATATAAAAAGGTATATTGTGTCAATATTATGCATTCTCTTCTGTCTTTTTGTGTTCAAGGATTTCTCCTCTTAAGTTTTGTAGTAAAGCCTTTAAATCTTGACATGTTTTTCTAGCTCTAATTCCAGCACTTTTGTTTCCTTTATAGAATTTTGTAGTATCAACTGAAAGTAACTCAGTCCATTCTTTAATTTTTTCTAAAGTTTCCATTTGAATAATTAATTATAGTTGTTTATTTTAATATTAAAAAGTTAAGTTTTTCCTTGCTGGTGTAAATAGAATCAAGGTTTTATTCCATATTTTTTTCCATTAACTTATATAATTCTGTAAGCAAATCTAAGTCAGGTCTGGAATATACCATGTTAGTATCAAATATTTCATTTAAAAATCTTGATATTGATTCTTTGATTTTATTTTCTCGTTGATTGTAAAAACTATCCATAAAAAAAGACTGAAAATACTCTTTATGGTCTCCTTTGAATTTGATATTCACATTTTCCTTTTCAAAGTCTTTTACCATTTTTTTCCAGCACCAATCAAAGTGAGATATTTTATCGTCATCTGATAAGTTAATCTTAGTCTCAGAATTACTATTACCAAGATAGGTGTCAACAATTATTGCATTAAGTGATTTGAAAATGTCTCCATACAATTCAATTTTTTCATAAATCATATTATGAACATTGAACCATATTATCACTTCATCTTTAGGTATCGGCTTTGCCATCCAATCAAAAAAATTCTCCATAGAAGATTAATCTATGGAGAATATAATATACTTTTAGTAAATGTGAATTTTTATTGTGTTTTTCTGTTATATCCAATAAGATTTTTCATCTTATTCAT